ACCTTTAGAGTGTCTTTCTTTTGACCGTGACGCAGAAGCGTTTACTAACAAAGAAAAAGACTGGGTTCGTGAGTACTACCCTGACCTTAAATGTGGTTGGTCTTATGCTACACAGTGTATCGATCCTAAAGATGGCCAAGTTAAAGTACTAAACTTGAAGAAAAAATTATGGGAACAAGTAATCACAGCTGCTGAAGACTTGGGCGACCCTACAGACGTAGAATCAGGCTGGGATATTACTTTCAAACGAGTAAAAACTGGGCCACTAGCATACAACATCGAATATCAATTACAAGCGTTAAAGTGCAAAACTCGCGCTTTGGACGACGATGAGTTAGCAGCTATCAAAGATCTTAAATCAATGGATCTAGTAATGGCTCGACCCACTCCTGACGCTCAGAAAGAGCTTCTTGATCGCATCCGTAAAGGTAGCGACGATAATGTAGATGAATCTCTAGAAGACGAATTCAAAGTAGGATTTTAAAGTAGTATGATACTATTCACAGCAGATTGGCATATTAAACTGGGGCAGAAGAATGTTCCAGTTGACTGGGCGAAGAACAGATATAAAATGTTCTTCAAACAGGTTCATGAGTTGGAAAAAGAGTGTAATATGCACATCATTGGAGGCGACCTATTTGATAGGTTGCCGACAATGGAAGAGCTTGAGTTGTACTTCATGTTTATCAGGAATGTTCAGATACCTACCATAATATATGATGGGAACCATGAAGCAACTAAGAAGCATAAAACATTCTTTACTAACCTCAAAAAAGCATCAAAAGATATAAACCCTTTAGTAACAGTGATAGATATATCCTACATAGATGATGATCTAGGATTCGGTATACTTCCCTATGCAGACTTGCATCGTAAAGGTATTATTGACCATTTTGACGCTTCCCAACCTTTGTTTACTCATGTGCGAGGAGAGATACCTCCCCATGTTAAACCAGAAGTAAATCTAGATATGTTTGATGCGTTTCCAGTAGTATTTGCTGGCGATCTACACTCACATAGCAACACTCAAAGAAATATAGTATACCCAGGTAGCCCAATGACTACCTCGTTTCACAGGAATAAAGTAGAGACAGGTTACTTGCTAATTTCGGAAGACACTTGGGATTGGTTATGGTATCCTTTCCAACTACCTCAGCTGCTTAGAAAAACAGTATCTAACACAGACGATATGATTGCCACCGAGTACGACCACACTATCTATGAGGTAGAGGGTGATATTCAGGACTTGGCAAACGTAAAAGACTCAGAGTTGTTAGACAAGAAAGTAGTTAAACGTAATACAGAGACCAGTTTAGTTATTGGTGCTGATATGACTATAGAGCAAGAGTTGGTTGAGTACTTGACTTACATCTTAGAAATAGAAGAAGAAAAAATACCCGATATTATAGGAACTTACAATGATTACTCTCAAAAAGCTCAACTGGGATAACTGCTTTAGTTATGGTACTGGTAACGAGTTGAATCTCGATGACAATACAGTAACGCAGATCATTGGTACTAACGGGATGGGTAAATCTTCCATCCCGTTAATTATAGAGGAAGCATTATACAACAAAAACTCTAAAGGTATCAAGAAAGCAGATATACCTAATAGATACGTAAACAATGGGTACAGTATATCATTGGAATTCTCAAAAGGAGCCAATGAGTACAAAATATCTATAAACAGAAAAAGCTCTGTAAAAGTAAAATTAGAACACAATGGTGAAGATATATCTAGCCATACAGCTACTAATACTTACAAAACATTACAAGAGATAATAGGAGTAGACTTCAAGACCTTCTCCCAGTTAGTATACCAAAATACTAATGCGAGTCTGCAGTTTCTTACAGCTACTGACTCTAACAGAAAGAAGTTCTTGATTGACCTGTTACATCTTGAAGAATATGTTGAGTTATTCGATATATTCAAAGAAGCATCCAAAGAATCTAGCTCCTTGGTTTCTTCGGTTCAAGCAAAGATTGCAACGATAGATAAGTGGTTGACAGATAATAAATTGAGTGATACCAATATACTTCCTTTGATAAATATTGATATTTCTACAGAAGAAGACGAGAAGCGATTAAGTACTTTATCTTTAGAAATTAAAAATATCACGGAAAATAATAATAAAATATCAAAAAATAATAGTCTAGTAAGCATGCTGAAAGACGTAGATTTAGCTAAAGCCCAGGCTGGCTCTCCAGGAGAGAAAGTACCTACTACAGAGCACAAAGAGGCTCTCTACGTAGTAAAAGCCAAGAGGTTACAGGCAGTAAAATCGTTAGAGAAGATAGTTAAATTAAAAAGTAGCTGCCACGTTTGTGATCAGCCTATCAATGAAGAGTTTAGACGTGACTTGATCTCTGCTGAGATTAAACAGAGAGACTCTTGTGATATAGAGATCGAAGTATTAGAAGGTGTGATAGAAGATGCTAACTTTAAGAATCAGAAAGTACAGCATGCAATAGATTTAGAGAGAAAGTGGTCTGACCTATTTAGGTCTATAGATCGAGGTCTGCCTACCAAGCTAGTGTCGGAAAGCGACCTGCTAGTAGAAGTAGAAAATCTTAGTCTCAGACTTAAAGTTAAAAGGGACGAGATGCGACTCTTGGCTGATCAAAATACTGGCATTACCAAACGTAATACTCGTATACAAGTTATACAGGAACAGACGCAAAACTTTATTACACAGCTAGGTGAAGCTACTAAAACCTTGAACCAACACGCCAAGTTAGATGCGAATCTAGAGGTACTAAAGAAGTCATTTAGTACAAATGGATTACTGGCGTATAAGATAGAAAACCTAGTGGTAGAGCTGGAAGATGTAGCTAATACTTATCTTGCAGAGTTATCAGACGGTAGGTTTACTTTAGGGTTCAATGTGGAGAAAGACAAGTTAAACGTAGAAATTACGGACAACGGTAACACTGTTGACATTCTTGCACTTTCGTCTGGAGAACTAGCAAGGGTAAATACTGCTACTCTTATTGCGATACGCAAACTAATGAGTAGTATATCAAAGTCTAAAATCAATATACTATTTCTAGATGAGGTCATCAATGTATTAGATGAGGTAGGTAGAGAAAAGATGGTAGAATTGTTAATAAAAGAAGATGAACTGAACACCTATATAGTATCACACGGCTGGACGCACCCGCTGTTAGATAAGATAGAAGTTGTCAAAGATGGAAATGTGAGTAAACTAGAATGGTAGATTCAAGAGCAAAAGGTGCCCGAGGTGAGTACTTAGTAAGGGATATGTTAAGAGAGAGCACAGGCTTAAAGTTTGAAAGAGTCCCCGCTTCGGGGGCTTTAGAATATTTAAAAGGGGATTTGTACGTACCCAGAGAGGCCAATAAGTACTGCATAGAGATAAAGAACTATGCAGAGTCTCCATTAACTGATAAGCTGTTTACAGCTGAGAAGACTAATAATCTTATTCGTTGGTGGAAAAAGGTAGTTCAACAGGCAAAGGGCGGAGATCAGGAGCCTATGTTGTTCTTCAAGTATAACAGATCAAAGGTATTCGTAGTAGTAGATGAATTGCCTAAGAATACTAAATATATTCATATCAATTGGTTGGGGTGCTATGTTATGTTAGCCGAGGATTGGCTAGCACAAGAGGAGATACACTTCATTCATGAGACGAACATTATCAAGAGGTAGCTGCGTTAGACAGCTCGGGAGAAGAAAAACCATGGCTTTTGACTTTATGAAAAAGCTTCAAAAAGATGAAGGAACCACACTTGTAGTAGACGCACTTAACTTAGCGTTTCGCTGGAAGCATAACGGAAAAACAGACTTTGTACAGGATTACATAGCAACAGTACAATCTTTAGCGGCTTCATATAACTGTGAGAAGATCATAATCACAGCAGACCAAGGATCTTCTTCTTACCGCAAGAATCTTGACCCTGGATACAAAATGAATCGAAAAGAGAAGTACGCAGAGCAAACAGAGGAAGAGGCAGCAGCGTTTAAAGCATTCTTCCAAGAATACGAAAAGACTTTAGCCGCATTAGAGAATATGTACCCCGTATTGCGCTATGATGGTGTAGAGGCTGATGATATCGCAGCTCACTTAGTAAAGTTTCAAGCTCGTTACGGACTAGATAAAGTATGGCTAGTATCTAGTGACCGAGATTGGGACTTACTGATTAATGACACTGTTTCCCGATTCTCTTATGTGACACGAAAGGAAGTTACTAAAGCCAATTGGAGAGATCACTATAATGTATCTATTGAAGAGTATATATCTCTTAAGTGCCTAACTGGAGATGCAGGAGATAATGTACCAGGTATCCCGGGAGTAGGGCCAAAGCGTGCTCAAAGTCTCATCGAGCAGTTCGGAGACGCAATGAGTGTGTACGATGCAGTTCCTTTAGGCGGCTCATATAAATATATACAATCTGTAAACTTACACGCAGAACAGATACTAAAGAATTACGAACTAATGGATTTACTAACATATTGCGATGATGCAATAGGAGTCGAGAATATAAACGACATCGAAGGAAAACTAATAAATGAAGATTGATTATAACAGAGACAAGTACCTTTCAGAGTTTAGTATAAAAACTCTAGAAGACAGATACTTACTAGAAGGAGAGACTTCTCCTCAAGATGCATTTGCTAGGGCTGCTAACGCTTTTTCGGACAATGAAGAGCATGCACAAAGATTATATGACTATGCTAGTAAACTTTGGTTTATGTTTTCTACTCCTGTTCTTAGCAACGGTGGCAGTAAACGTGGTTTACCTATTAGCTGCTTTTTAAACTTTGTAGAGGATAGCAGACAAGGTCTTACAGGTCATTATACGGAGAATGCGTTTCTTTCTTCTGTCGGAGGCGGCATAGGCGGTTCTTGGAGCGAGGTACGTAGTGTTGGATCTAAAACCTCTGCGGGGTCAGAGAGTACTGGAGTAATCCCGTTCATTAAAGTAGTTGACGCAGAGATGTTAGCTTTTTCACAAGGTGTTACAAGACGAGGAAGTTATGCAGGGTATTTGGAAGTTAGTCACCCAGAGATTGAAGAGTTTCTGGACGTTCGCAAGCCAACTGGAGGCGATGTTAATAGAAAATCTGTTAATGTCCATCATGGTGTTGTGGTGGGCGACGACTTTATGAAAATAATCGAACAAGCCACTCTTGTAGAAGGCTTCGACGATTCCTGGGATCTAGTAGACCCTCATAGTGGTAAAGTTACGAAAACTGTATCAGCGAAGACACTTTGGGTTAAACTTATCCAAAACCGTGTTGAGACTGGCGAACCTTATATTATGTTCAAAGATACGGTTCAGAACGCTTTACCTCAATTTCAGAAAGATTTAGGTCTACAGGTGCATCACTCAAATCTATGCTCTGAGATAACACTTGCGACAAGTGCAGAACGTACTGCAGTTTGTTGCCTGTCGAGCGTCAACCTTGAAGAGTACGACGAGTGGTGCGACAACGATCAATTCATTCCTGATTTAGTACGAATGTTAGATAATGTTTTAACTTACTTTATTGATAATGCTCCTGATGAGCTTTACCGAGCAAAGTTAAGTGCAGAACGTGAAAGAAGTATCGGTTTAGGTGCAATGGGCTTTCATGCTTATTTACAGCGACAAGATATTCCTTTTGAAAGTATGTGGGCAGCAAGCTCAAATCACACAATGTTTAAAAGAATAAAATCGGAGGCAGTACGTGCAACAAGACAACTCGCAGAAGAAAGAGGAGAATGCCCAGACGGTATCGGTTATGGGGTACGTAATGCCCATTTGTTGGCCGTTGCTCCTAATGCCAGTAGCAGTATTATTTGTGGTAACACTAGCCCTAGCATCGAGCCTTATCGCGCTAATGCCTTTACTCAAAAAACTAAGTCAGGATCTAGTCTGCTTAAAAACGAGTATTTGGAACACGCTCTGCAGGAGTTGGATATGGATACAGCTGAGGTTTGGTCTAGTATAACGACAAGCGGCGGAAGCGTGCAACATTTAGACTTCTTAGATCAGCATACTAAAGATGTGTTTAAAACGGGTGTAGAAATAGACCAGAAATGGGTTATACAACATGCCGCAGATCGTCAACAGTACATCTGTCAAAGCCAGTCTTTGAATGTGTTCTTCCCTGCTAACGTATCAAAGCAAGAACTACATGCAATTCATATGAGTGCGTGGAAGAAAGGAGTCAAGACTTTGTATTATCTTCGAAGTGAAGCTATGAAGAGAGCAGACAATGTGTCAGAGCAAGCTTTGCGACAGTATGTTCTAGATAGTATTGACGAGAACGAATGTTTAGCGTGTGAGGGATAAGATGAAATTATTAAAATTTAGTGCAGACTGGTGTAGACCTTGTGCAGCGTTGACAAAGACACTAGACGATATAGATTTACCTGTCCCCGTTGAGACAATGGATGTTGATCAGGAACAAGTACTAGCACGATCATATGGGGTACGTGGTGTACCTACAGTAATTTTGGTAGATGCCACTGGAAAAGCTTTAAAACGCTTTTCTGGTGTCAAAAGTAAGGCTGATATAGAAGCCTGGTTAGGGGATGTGTACGAATGAGTAATTTATTAGAAGAAAGAGAGTATTATAAACCGTTTAATTACCCTTGGGCATTTGAACATTATAAAGAACAGCAACACATGCACTGGTTGCCCGATGAAGTAAACCTTGCAGATGATTTAAAAGATTTTAGAGAGAAGCTAACTCCAGGAAACAAAGTATTGCTTTCGCAGATCTTTCGTTTCTTTACTCAGGCAGATGTAGATGTATGTTGTGGATATGCTAAGCACTATTTACCTACATTTAAACAGCCAGAAGTAAGAATGATGTTAGTTTCTTTTGCGGCTATGGAAGCTGTTCACCAAGAAGCGTACTCTTTATTACTAGAGACGTTAGGCTTTCCAGAAGAAGAGTACCAAGAGTTCACGAAACATAAAGCTATGATGGACAAACATGAATATCTTAGTGATTTTGGTATGGAAACTAAGATGGATATAGCTAAAACTATGGCTATCTACTCAGGTTTTACCGAAGGAGTACAGCTATTTAGTAGTTTTGCTATCTTGTTGAACTTTCCTCGTCACAACTTGATGAAAGGTATGGGTCAGATCGTTACGTGGTCTATTCGAGATGAGAGTTTACACGTGGAAGGTATGTCAAAGCTCTTCCGTACTTTCATACAAGAGAACCCTGAGTTATGGAATGATGATCTAAAGTATGCGATCTATTGTGCAGCGGAGCGTACCGTTGAACTAGAAGATGCGTTTATTGACTTATGTTTTGAAGGTGCCGATGTACCTGATCTAACCCCTGAAGAAGTAAAAGCATATATTCGATATATTGCAGATCGCAGACTACTAGGTCTAGGCTTGAAAGAGATTTTTGGAAGCAAGGAAAATCCTTTAAAGTGGTTAGACTATATGTTAAACGCTGTAGAACACGCAAACTTTTTTGAGAATCGCGCTACAGAATATTCACGAGCTAGTACCACAGGTAACTGGCAAGACATTTTTAAATAGAGGGTAATATGGAAGACGATAACAATACATTTACTTTAGACGATAAAGTACATAATATAGATGAAATATCAGAGCGAGCTAAGTTCTTAGTGTTTAGCTTAAATGAGTTGAATAAGGATAGACAGAAAGTAGAACAAAAAATGGCGGTATTGAATGCTGCGGAGTTTGGGTTTGTACAACAGCTTAGAGAAGAAGTTGAAGAAACCGAGGCTCAACCTGAAGAAGTCAAAGAAGGTGAAGTAGTATAGAAAGGGGGCGAAAGCCCCTTTTTTAAATTCTCTGTTTGTGTTTAGAAATTATATCCAAAACGCCCTGCTCATTATTTTGCAGTATTTCCCATAAAGCCGCAAGAACACACACGTTATCCCCCGTAGGTAGCTTGTCGTACATATCAATTATAGCGCTACTTACATCCTCTTGTGTAACTAAGGCATGATCAGATAACCAACTTTCTACCAATTCTAAACTCATGTTATAAACTCCACAAAAGGGTCGTAAACTTTAAACCCGCCAGTATTTTCAGTCCCGCCCGCAGCTAAATAAGAGCAATTTTCAGCAAAAAACATACCTAGTTGCATCTTTCTATCAGTCCCGCTTTGCGGTGTAAATGTATATTCTACTTTAGTAAAGTCACTATAATCATTTTGGTCAAGCATAGCTTTCTCTACTATATGTGTTCTTTGAGGTGTAAAATAATTTAGATTCGCACTTGATTGCTGATTAAATTGGGTTAAACCGTTCCAGTTATAGCCCGCTTCGTCACCAGTTTTAGTGCCAGTAGGTAGTGTAAATGTAGCGTCTGTATGTCGTATTCCGAAGTAATTTACATACCTGTTTAGTTGTGCGCTCTCCAACCGATCTTCTACACAGTACAAACCTGCAAAGTTTAAAGGTCGCAACCTATCTGCTGCATCAATTTTTATCTGAGCACCAAACTTTATAGAGGTTACGTTATCGGGTATATCTAAATGCTGCTGCCATTCATGCCTAGTCCATGCTTCTGTAGTAGTCATCGCTGTCGAAGAATCCACACTAGATAGTGTGGTGTTACTTATAATGCGGACGTTATTGCTGTTGTTAAAACTTCCAAACTGAGTATCACCTCTGTCGGCATTATTGTTAGATATTGGCCCGTACTGTAAGCTCTGAGAGCCGTACATATTAATAATTCTAGGTATATATCCTGCACTAAATGGCGCTAAAACATAAGGCTCATAATCGTATAAAAACTGATTTCCCACATAACTTGAGTAATTCTGCAAAAGTGGTGAATAGTGATACCAAAAGGCCAGCCCTTTTTCTGTTCCATTATTCCGTCTATAACTTGTTAGGCTGTGCTGCTCACCGTTATAAGCCGTCCACACGGGATAGTTATCTTGCGAAAATCTTGAGTTAGTAAGCTCATTAGATGTGCTGGATACATTTAAACCCTGCCCTCTCGCGCACACTACTACACTCATAGTTCTATAACCCCTGCGCCAAAGATAACAAAGTTAGCCTGAGTAACGCCGCCGCCTGTTGCATGACTCGCTATGCAAACTATCTCAGCCACACCACCTTTTTTAATATACCAACTGCTTTCCCTTGCGGTAAGAGTGACACCATCTAAAATCCATACGTTTTGAGTGTCTGGGTCTATAGTGATATTTTTAGTAGACGGATTGCAAATTATCCAAGACTTACCTACATCCGCCGCGACAGGCTGAAATAAAGTATAGGTCGGGTCAGTGCTACCCGATTGAATAATTCTCTTACCTGCCAATGCCAAATACTGACTAGCAGATAGGTTACCGTCTTGTAAAGCAACTGCGCGTGAGTAAGTGAAAGAGTCAGAAGTTATACCTCCAGAGACATTCAACCCGCCCTCTACTGTCACTCCACCAGTAAACGTTTCAGCGTTAGTGACAGCTAGTGTGCCAGAAACCGTCGGAAGTGTACATACAATGGCTGCGTCCTGGGTCATATCAGCAGATAATTTAGTGTGATTGTTTCCAGTGTCCCAAGCAACATAGTTAGTACCACCACCAGCTTGGAAGTTTATATTTACATCATTTTTTAAGTTTAGAGCAAAGTACTCTAAAGTCATGGTTGGATCTGAGTCGCCTGTAATAGTGGCTGTTACGTCAGTTACAGCATCTTCAGTCCCCGAGCCATCGGCAAGGTGCCATTTTATTCTACCTATTTCATCACCATGATCGCCTCTGCCTAGTTCTCCATACATTCCGGCATAAAAGGTTTTCTTAGGTGTAGAATGGTCGTTCATTCCATAGAATCTAATACCTCCTAGATCATCCCCGTCAGTGGTAGAACCTCCATTCTTAAAGAGTGAAATTATTGGCATTGCATCTGCACCAGCTTCAGTGCTTACAATTTCCATAGAATCGTTATTAACAATCAACCCAGCGTTGAGCGTTAACAATTCTGACGTCAAGGACATTGCAGGATCTTCATCACCATTAATATCAACAAGGACATCTGAGATTGCTGTACCGTTGTTGCTACCATCAGCTAGATGAAAGTTTAAAGAACCTTTATGAGCACCATCAGTAATGACATCAGCTTGAGCATATATGCCACCATAGAATTGTTTTTCATCACTTGCATTCTGACCAAACCAACGAATAGCTCCAAGCTCATCGTTTGTGCTAGGAACACCAGCATCACGATATAAAGATATGATAGGCTTTTCTGTAGCATCATCAACAGTAGATTTGATTTCAAATAAGTCACTGTTAACAGTAGTAGGGCCAACTATGGTATTAGAATCACTAATAATAGTTGCACTGGCTGCACCAAGTACATTAAAATTGCCTGGAGCAACATAGTCTGCGTCTCCAACACTACCAACACCAGCGAGTAAGAACGATGCGCTACCGCCCTCTGAATTAACAAGAATCCCACCGGTAGATCCGACAAGTGGTTGTATAACCAAGTTCGATAAGGTACCAACACTTGTGATACTTGTTGCGGCAGATGGTAGTCTAGCATTATCAATTGTTCCTGATGTAAGTTTAGCCGCAGAATGATTTCCGATATAAGCATTCGCAATCGCAGTGCCTTGCCAAGTACCAGTTCCAATAGTACCAACTGTTGTAATGTTAGCACCATTTAAAGAGATCGTACCACTTGTATTAGTAAATTGGTTACTAAAAGAACCAGTCGTTGAATAGTTATTAGAATCGCCTATAAAGAACTTTCCAGTATCTAGGTTGGGAGTAGCCGCGGTTCTGCCAGCTCCTGCAATCATAATAGATCCAGTCGATGCATGTACTCTTTCAACTTTACCAACATTTTGAATTAAATTAGCAGCACCTGCAGGTTTAACATTTGTTAATGCTCCAGCCGTTGCTGCGCTTACATATAGTATATCACCGAATTCCCAGTTTTCAGCACCGCCTGTTGTATTACCATGTGCAAATGTGCCAAACGAAATAACTTCAATATTAGCATTAGCACTAACGGCGGCATTAGCTAGTCCAAATGAAGGCATCGTGGCTGCAGAGTTTGCTAGGGCTTTACTTACTACGGGTTTTTGTCCGCTAACGCCAGAGATATAAACCACATCTCCCTTTGCTAATGATTCGCCAGCTTTTGCTTGAAATCTTACAGCCCCTCTTAAATCGCCAACAAATTCTGCAGCAGTAACAACATTATCACCAATATCGATATCACTAAAGTTTGAAGTAATAGAGCCACTATCTAAAGCACCAACACTTGTCAGTGATGAAGCAAGTACAGTAGAACCTAGAGTTGTTTGGTTCAACACTTCATTAGCATTGATTCTAAATGTTTTTGTAGAAGCTAATTCAAAATGCTCCGAAGATGTCCATGAATCAGTTGAGTCGACCCAGTTAAGTGTCTTATCAGTTGTGCCTTTAAGAGTTATGCCGCCACCGTCTGCAGTAGTATCTGTCGGTGTGTCTACGTTCCCAAGAACAATATTCTTGTCATCAACAGTTAATGTTGTGGAGTTAAGTATAGTTTCTGTACCATTCACCGTAAGATCGCCAGTTACGACTAGATCTCCTCCAACTGTTACATCATCGGGTAATCCAATAGTAACTGTACCAGCATTTTCAGCAACAGTTACTTCATTTGAAGTACCAGTAAAAGAAAGAGTACCACCTAGAGCAACAGGACTTGTATTCGATCCATCCGATACTGTAATAGTAGAGTTTGATAATTTAGCATTTGTAATAGAACCAGCTAGCATACTGTTTTCAAC